AGCATCACCAATCCACCCATCAGATTTACGGCTACGCTCTGGGAAGGAATCATCGATCTGCTCCCGTAATTGCACAGCTGCTTTAGATAGGTAGGGTTTCATCGGCACAATTCCTCAAGAACAATCTCAGAGGATTGTGCTTTCAACCCAACTTAGGCTTGATTCATCCCAATACCATTCGCCCTCAGTAGGCATCGGAGTTGGTGAATTCCAAAAAGAACCTGACCTAATCCAAGATGGATAAGGCTGTGGTGCAATAAATATATCCTCATCAGGATTATAGGTATATCCAATGCCTGCGTAAGTGCCTCTAATTTTAGAATTGTAAGATGTGCGCTTAATGTTATGACCTGTTGCTTGACTATAAAAGGTTTCGGTATCTAATCCATTGATTAGTTCTGTTTCATCTACACCAACAGACACATTGATTACAGTGTTGTTTTCATCTAACCAAGCGTAATGTGCCATTATGCCCAACTCACATTTCCTGCTGTTGCAGCAGTAATTGTTGCTCGCTTAAATCCACCACTAGCAGCGGATTCTGTACCTGTCACACCTGCGCCAAATGTAATTGTGCGAGTAGCAGGGTATCTAATAACTATAATTCCAGAGCCACCTGCACCGCCATTACCGCCAGCGTTAAATGCGTCTTTTGAACCACCGCCGCCACCACCTGTGTTTGCCGTTCCAGATGTTGCGTTAGCAGTAGAGGCGTTTACTGTTCCAGCACCACCACCAGGAGTTCCGCCAGTACCAGCAGTAGTATTGCCTGCACCACCGCCACCACCCGCATAAGAAACTGAAGAACCAGTAATATCAGTTGCGACACCATTTCCACCATTACCACCAGTGTTACTACTTCCATCAGTACCCACTACGCCAGCACCACCGCCACCACCAAGACCACCAATGATTCCAGCACCGCCAGCAAAACCTTGACCTGAAGGGCTTGCTGATCCACCACTATTACCTTCTGAGCCACCGCCACCTGAACCACCATTACTACCAGTGCCTACATTGAAGGATGCGCCACCACCGCCACCTGTGGATGTGATAGTAGAAAATATAGAATTGCCACCATTAACGCCATTTGCACCTCTACTGGTTGCTCCAGCACCACCAGCACCAACTGTAACTGTGTAATTAGTGGCGAGTAAAAGAGTTATTGGAGTTTCTAATGCACCGCCACCGCCCGTGGCTGTTACTGATGAACGCACTCCGCCTGCGCCACCACCGCCTCCTAAGCGACCACCGCCGCCGCCGCCTGCAACTACAACATAATCAAGTTCTTTTACTCTTACACCTGATGCAATAATCCCCAAAATACTCATTAACTAATATCTCCAAGAATTGTAAAAGTATTTGAACCAGTACAGACAATTGAGGCAGCAGAGTATTGCGCTCTTAAAGTTGGAGCAGATGCAGTAGCACCAGTTGATGTGATAGTTACACCAGCACCTTGAGCAAATGGAACTGCACCAGTTCCAATGCGTTGAACATTAATTACTTGACCAGTTGTAAATACTGAAGGTGGAACTGTTACAGTTCTTGAAACGGTATCGCTAACAGTTACTAATTTAAAAGCATCTCCAGCAACTAAGGTATAGGCAGCAGTTTGGGCATTAAGGGTTAGTGAAACTCCAGCCACATATTTCAACCCTGTTGCTTCGCCCGAATCCGCTACAAGTGTGTGTCCGTTTGTGCCTACTGCTAGGCGTGCAACTGTGTTATCAGCTGTTCCTGCTATCAAATCACCTTTTGCATCAACTGTGGCTTTTGCTATTGCTGCTCCGGCATTTGTGAAAACTGTTGTGTCAATTGCTGTGCCAAGTGATCTAATGGCTGCTGCGCCATCTTTGACCAAGGCTGTATCATCTGGAGTGCTCCAGCTGTAATTTGTAGTGGTTGCCATATTATCCTTTATCTCAGGCTACGATTGTAGCGTATTCCCATGTCAAAGTTGGGTTAATTGTGTTCCACGCCTCGGTGATTGGCACAGTATTCCAGCGCATTGCCACTTGGCTGAACGCCACCGGTGAAAGGTTGATTGTTAGAAATAACTCGTTAAATCTAGTGCTCCATCGCCATCCCTCAACATACCCCTCAAATTCACCATCTGAGATTTGGTTTGGCAGATTTTGGATATTTAACGGCTGACCCATAAACACACCCAAAAGGTTGTCCCGATCGCTGTTGTCAATTTCTGAATTGGTTATTGGAAAAGTTATAGATTGAAATGCTGGTAATGGGAAGGCTCGTTGGGCAATATAACGATCTGCTACTTCCTGCGCATCTACACCTGAATGAATAGCAGATTGAATGCTTTGTGCTTTATACCCATACAAAGCAATTGATTGGGCATCTGATGCAGTTTTCTGTGAATTAAAATTGTTTCCGTAATTAATATAAATATCATTTCGAATGTCGCCGGATCTTGTAATAGTGGATAATCCTTGACCAAGAGCATGGCTGGCATCTAAATCAATATAGCCATTGGCTAGAAGGTAAGTTTGACGATGGTCTGCATCAGCATAACCAATATCTCCATTAGGTGCTTCATAAAGATAACCAAATGCGCTATCAGCAATAAGGCTTGCTATGTTATAGACAGTATCTGGATTTGCTTGTCTGCTCGACATTGTATAAAGCCCCGGCTGATCTATTTCACCAAGTCCTTGATTACCTGCGGTTGCCCATGTTTCTGTTGCATCATAAGTAGCCCAAGTTGTAGCTGCTGGCACATCATTCCATGAAGCAAGCAATACGCTAGAAAGCAATTCATAAATTTGGTCGCCATCTTGATCCTGCGAAAGATTGTCATTGTAAATCTCTTTAGCAAGTTTGACTAATGAACCCATTGCCAAAATTGTGTAATTAACAACAGTTGCCATCGATCCAGTTTTACCAACTCCGACAGTCAAATCGGTAACATTTCCACCAAACAAAGTAACATAACTTCCAGAACTGTTTTTGACTTGTAAGGATAAACTGTCATTAATATCAAATGGCAAGGTTTGACCCGATAAAGCAATTAAAGTAATTTGCAAATAAGATGGATTAGATTGAGTGTAAATATCTGTTCGACCTGCTTGATGAGCAATATCGCTTATAGCAATATCGGTGTAATCAACACCAGCAACAGTCAGTTTCCAGTCAGGTGTCCAAAATGTCATTATTGAAACACAATTCCAAATCCTCCACCGAATGTGGGAGTTGATCTCGCTGAACTATCAACCAGCACCTTTTGCACAGCTCTTGCAGCACCCTCTGGATCTATTGCTTGAACTGAAATGTTGTTAATTACAGTTGGCTGAGTTTGTGCAGTAGCGGTGGAAATAGTAGGCAATCCTCTTTCGCCGGCTCGATAATCAAAATTTGATCCTGAACTGCCTATTCTATTCAGCCCGCCTATATCTGCTCCGGGTTTGACTAAGTTCAATCCTCGAATAACAGTATTGATTGCATCAATAATAAAATTCAAGACTGGTGTTATTGCCCCAGCAATTGCGCCAAAAGCATTGATGATTGCTGCTGCTGCTTTTGCTCCAACATCGATCATGAAAGTAAAAACCTTACCCAAGATAGGTAAAACAACAGTTTGCAATAACTGCACAAATGCATCGAAACTTTGTTTGTTATCATCAATTGCTTTCTTAACTACTTCCCAAGCATCTTTGAATCTGTTGATAATAGGCACGCCATATTGAAATATGTAACCAATCAATCTTTCAATTATTGGGAGTAATGCTGCGCCAACGGATTCTTTGGCTTCCTCAAAACCTTGCTTTAATCTGTCAATTCTGCCTTGAAAAGTTTCGGCATTCTTAGCTGCTGCGCCCCCGTAAAGATTGCTTAATGCCTTTTGAGTTTCGGTAAAATCCATTGCCTTTAGATCGGCAGCTGATAGACCAATGCCCAATCGTGCCAGTCTTGTATCTTGTCCCTCATACGCTTTTGCCAATGCTTCGGTGACAGTTGTTAAATCCTTGCCTGTTCCCTTTGAAACATCTAACGCCAAATTTAATAGTTTTTGGGATGAGTTCACATCTTTTGTGGTAACGGATAATCTCTGGAATGCGTTTCTTAAATCATTATCAGCAACACCAGTTGCCAATTGAGTTTTTGTAATATATTCCTCAGTAGCCTTTATTTGGGCATCAGTAGCCCCTGTGGCGGTCTTTAATGCGCTGGCTAACCTAAGTTGTGCCTGTTCATCCTCAATGGCTGATTTGACCCCATCAATGGCTAATTTGCCGGCATAGGCAACCGCAGCAGCAGCTGCAACAGTAAATGCTAAAGCAGCCTTCTTACCAAACTCTGAAATCTTGCTTGCGTTACTTTCAACTGCTTTGTCAGCATCGCCTAACTTCTTTTTTAAGTCATCAACATCGGCGAGAATTGATAACTTTAATGTGCGATTACCGGTTGCCATTAGACCCATTCCTTAATAATGCGATTGAAAGCCTGTTCCCATTTATTAATCAATTCAGGCTGAATTCTGCGAAGCGTTGGATAGATAAACCACCCTCTCGAACCTCTGCCTTGCCTTCCTGAATATGCAGGGAACTGCTTGAACTTATTAGATCCAAACTCAACACCACCCCATAGGGTTTGCGTTGTAGCCCCACCTGAAAACTTTTGTCTTGCGAAACCATAACGGAACTCACCGATTTTGCTGGATTTAGAGATGCTAACTCCGTCTGCGACCCTTTGCGCAACTTCGCCAGCCTTTGTTCGACCTCTAGCTGCTTGCTTAATTTCCTCTGATGCAAAATACGCCAAAGCAGCAGATTGACTTCTTGCTTCCTCTGTTGCTTGGTCATCCATAAGTTTGAATGCTTTGTAAATATCACGCAGATCGTTTTTATTGTATGCGATAGTTTCACTTGCCATGCCTCGCCTCCAATACTTCGATTGCTGTTAAAATGTCCTCCGCTTCAACCCATTCCCTCATTGGAATCTGTGTGGCAATTGCCAACTCAACCAATAATCTGCTTAGGCTTCCTGCTGGATGACTTTTGGGTCTGCATCACCGACTATTACATCGCTGACTGTTTCCATCCATATATCAAAACCTTTTACCGGCTTTCCTGCTGCTTCTCGCTTGTGTGCGTTGTAAGCCAAAAACATCAGATCCCACATTCCAAGTTTTTCTTTTGCTTGGCTTATAGTGTTGCCAGTTGTCTTTTCCCATTTTGCCCACTCAGGTGGTTGGGCAACATAAGTGGCTTGCTCACCTGAGTTATATTCAATTGTAATTGGTAACTTCATTTGTTTGCTCCCGTTTGTTTATTGGTTAAAAGGTTTCTGTTGGCACTCCGATAACTTGGAATGAAAGAGATACAGTTTGTGCATCTGGTGCAGTTCCACCAGCTGATGGCCACATTGGCAATACTTGGAAAGTAAATACTGCGCCGGATGTAGCTGTGAAAACTGTGTTGATTGCTGTATCTGGTGCTGATTCGGCAACGCCCCATAGGATCTCGCAAAGTGATCCAGTTGCGCCCCAATCGGCTAACATTTCAACTTCAAAGGTGAAGTTATTATCAGTTACCTTAAAGACTTTTCCGTCTAGTGTCTGATAAGTCTGACGATCCATCTCGCCAGTAAGTGTTGCTGTTGTTGCTTGTGCATCGAAATTATTACCGCCAATAGTGAAGGTAATATCTCGACCGGTAATAACTGTCGTTGGCATTTTTCTCCTTAGATTGTTCTCTGGTAATAGGTGCTAACTCTAACATCTGCAATTAGCAAAGTTGCTGCTCCTACTTGTGTAACTGTTGGTCTTTCAACCGAACTGACAATATAACCTGCTGGAATTACTGCCAGAACACTTATTACTAACTGCTCGATGTTGTCGAGTGATGCAGGATTGCTATTGTAAGCAACTGCAACTGTAATGGTCATATTGACCTTCGCACGAATGTTTGATTTGCTTATTGTTTCAAATTCTAAGTATGGTGAATCCGGAACGCACACAACAGCTGGAGGAATTACAGACTCGGGAACGAAACTGTAAACATTTCCTGCAACGCTTGATAATGCGGTTGCTAAAGGTGTCCTGACCTGCTCAAGAATTGTTTGATTAGGCATTTAGAGAGCCATGCTTTCGGTGTCAATATATGAACCAAGCAAACCAACGCACTTATTGAAAAGTGATCGACCCATTCTGAATGGTGTTGGTGAGAAATCTACTCCTTCGATTTGTCCTCCACCGGCAAGTCTTGCTTGAAAGACTTCGACTG